TATCAATGGTTGATGGATACTACTGAGAAGTGGTGTCGTGATCGTGCTATATACTTAGCATTAATGGAATCTATTGCATTAGCAGATGGAGAAGATGACAAAAAAGGAAGGGATGCTATTCCTAGTATTCTCTCTGACGCTTTGGCTGTTTCTTTCGATAATCATATAGGACACGATTACTTAGAAGATTACGAAGAAAGATATGACTTATATCACAGGAAAGAAGAACGAATTCAATTCGACCTCGACTTCTTTAATAAGATTACGAAGGGTGGGGTTCCGAATAAAACACTCAATATTGCTCTCGCTGGCACTGGTGTTGGTAAATCTTTGTTTATGTGTCATGTCGCAAGTAGTGTGTTACTCCAAGGAAAGAACGTATTATACATCACGCTTGAAATGGCTGAGGAAAAGATTGCAGAAAGAATTGATGCTAATCTTTTAAATGTAAATATACAGAACATAACTGAACTTCCCAAACCGATGTTTGATAAGAAGGTTGGTGGTATTGCAAAGAAGACCCAAGGAACTTTAATTATCAAAGAATATCCTACTGCATCAGCACACTCAGGTCATTTCAAAGCACTGTTAAATGAACTATCGTTGAAAAAATCTTTTAAACCTGATATAATATTCATAGATTACTTAAATATCTGTGCATCAAGTCGTTATTCAAAACTAGGCAATGTCAATTCTTACTCCTATATTAAAGCGATTGCGGAAGAACTCCGTGGTCTTGCAGTTGAAGCTAATGTACCTATCATCTCCGCTACTCAGACGACTCGCTCTGGCTATGGTAGTAGTGATGTCGATCTTACTGACACAAGTGAGTCCTTTGGTCTTCCAGCCACTGCTGATCTTATGTTTGCTCTTATATCTACTGAGGAACTGGAAACGTTAAACCAGATAATGGTAAAACAATTGAAGAATCGTTATAATGATCCAACCATTTATAAGAGGTTTGTGATTGGAGTTGACCGTGCCAAAATGAGATTATATGATTGTGAACAGAAAGCACAAGATGATATTCTTGACAGTGGTAAGGAAGAGGAGTATAATGACTTCAAACAGAAACCTAAAAAATCATTTGCAGAATTTAAATTTTAATGACTAAGAAAATTGACTTTGATAAGTACGCTTTATTCGTGGATGGTGTCACATCCGATTCCAGTAAAGATTATAAATCTTTCCTTGATAGTATTGAATATCTTGACGGAGAGGGTTCCAATGTTCAGCGGCTTCTTACTGCTGCTGTTGGTATTAGTGCTGAAGGTGGTGAGTTTATGGAGATCGTTAAGAAGATGTTATTCCAAGGTAAACCTTGGGACGAGCACAATCGAAAGCATCTTATTATTGAGTTGGGTGACGTTATGTGGTATGTAATGCAAGCTTGCAAAGCATTAGATGTTTCAATCGAAGAAGTGGTAGCAGGGAATGTTGATAAATTAAAGAAGAGATATCCTGGTGGAGAGTTTAATGTCTACCAATCAGAAAATCGTAAGGAGGGAGACCTATGAGGGATCAATTAATCAAAGCACTATTAGCTCATGCACAAGGTGACATACAGAAACATGTAGCAAATGTAGAAGTTTATTTGACTAATCCTGCAGGTATAGGAGAGCATTCAAATATTGTTGAAGCAATCGAAACAGAACTGGATATGATTGCAAAGTACCAAGACCAGATAGACATCATACATAAATATTTCAAAAAGTAATTTGAAATGTCTAAAATATTCTCTAGTTTACAATTTAGTAATTTACAAAAGAATCCTAAAAGGTTACAAAAATTTGTACAAAAATTTAACGCTGAGGAAGATTTTACGACAGTTGATGGTAAAAAAAAGAAAATAAAAGAAATAGAAGTTAAAAAGGAAAGATACAAACCAGGTGATGGTGGATTATTATTAGTAATTTATGATTCATCATTGAGAGGTACTGATGTTAAATTTTATAATGGTGCGGAAATTAAGATAGCTCAACTTGCAAAAACTGAAGAATTTGGTGGTCAAACTAAAGTAAATGGCAAAAAATCAAATATCCCAAAAGGTAAAACAACTGAAGTTTTAAGTGAAACTGCGTTTTGTTTTTACTACGCTTTACTTCTTACTGGAAATTTAGATGAGTATAGTGTTGAATCTTGGAAAACAGTTACCAACACATCAGAATTTCAAACATTGTGTAGTAAATTTATTGGTGTGCGTAATATGTTAGCATATCAATTTAATGATGCAAAAGCACTAGACAAAGATATAAAGTTAATGTATACTTTTTTGACACAAGAAGGATGGGATGATATTGCGAGAAGACAAGTAAAAGCATTTAAAGTTAAATTTCCTTTAATAACTAGTAAATATTTTATCGCTAGACCATCTGGTATGGATAAATCGTACAGTCCATATGTTGCATTCAATAATATAAGAGATTCTCTCAAAGAATATGTTGGACTTGATAAACAAGTTAATGAGAATAAATGGAATCCTGCAGATTTTTGGATTTTTAATAGTAGAGGTTTAAAATTCATGGAAATGTGGAATAAAAAAACAAATGAACTTAAATCAATAAAATCTGAAACTTATTCTGCAAGTTACATGAATTTAGTTAATAAACAGGTGTATAAATTATTTGAAAAAAATATGGTATTTCCAGTTTCATTAAAAAAAAGTGGAGCTAGTGTTAAAATAGTAAAAGTAAATGATAAAAATACAAACATAGAACAAATTGTAGAGTATGATAGAGTTTTACTAGCACCAAGCAACCAAGACGTTCAGATTTTTTATAATTTAAGCACCTATGAAAATAATAAATTACTTTCTAAAAAAGAACTACTAGCAAAAATGAAAACTGCTGGAGGTGGTTTTAGATTAGAATTAGAAGAAGCTAAAAATGCTACAGCAAGACATGGTTCTGTTGGTGTAGGATTGCAACAATATATTATTTACAATACAAATGATAGTGGTATCAGCAAATTAAATGAGATAAGAAAAGAATTTAGTGAGGATGATATAAATCAATATTTACCCAGAGGTTCATCAGAAAACTGGATGGGAGTTAACAGATATAGTAAAATAGGAAATGAGGCAGCAAAACTTTTACCCTATGTTAATCGAATGATGGAGGAGATAAATGGAGCAGACTCAAAATTTAATGATAAGAAATATGCAGGTCAAGGTACATATGCAACAGCAATCGCAACAAAGGCAGGTGCAGGGGAATTAGCAATAGCAGTAACAAAAATTATTAATAAATTTGCTAGGGATATTGTTGTTGAAAACTTACATCTTGCTGCAGGTTCTGGTGGTATTCGAGTTGGTGCAACTCCTGATCAATTAAAAAGAAGAGCAAGACTTCTTGGTATGAAAGAAGATGAAATGATATTAGTAAATGATATAAAAGATTATGAAAATTTATTGAGTGGTTGTTTTCATTTAAAGGTAATGTAATGAAAAACAATATTCCAATTCAAGATCTTATTGACTCATTTCATACTGATGAAAAAAACAAAGGTAGAAGATATCGTGAGTTCTTATATCATTGCTTCATGAAGTTTGAGGAACAGATTAAAAAAATTAAATCTAAAAAGATAATAAATAAGTATGAAACTATGAGAAATAATACTTTTAGTTACTTAATTCAAAACGAAAAAGAGATAACTTTAAAATTATCCCGATCCAGATGAAATCTTTTTTCCAATTTCTTGAGTCCACAGCCGTTCAACAAGCAACCCGTATGGGGTTGACAAGTGATGGTCATGGAGGATGGTACGATAAAAAGGGTGAGTTTGTAGCAAAAACAGAGAAGGGACAACTTAAATTTTTTAACAAGAGACAGAGAGTAGGTCAAGATCCACCATCATCAGAGAGAGAAAAAGGTTTATCGGGTGTACAACCAGCAGGTGCTCAACAACAACCTGCACAAGAACCAGTTGCAAAATTACCAGAGGCACCACCAGAAGTAGAAAAAACAAAAGGAACATTGACTGTTGCATTTGGTAGATTCAATCCTCCTACAACAGGACACGAAAAACTATTGAATCAAGTTGCAAAATCATCTGATGAGGATGATTACATAATTGTGCCATCTAGAAGTCAGGATGCAAAGAAGAATCCATTAGATCCTGATAGCAAAGTATCTGTAATGAGACAGATGTTTCCAAAGCATAGTGAAAAAATTGTAAATGATCCTGCGAATCGAACAATATTTGATGTATTAAAAAAAGCACATAATGATGGATATGCAGGTGTCAGAGTTGTTGGTGGTGCAGATCGTCAAAAAGAATTTGATAAATTGGTTAATACTTATAATGGTAAACTCTATCAGTTTGATAAGGTTGAAGTCGTATCAGCAGGTGATCGTGACCCTGATGCTGATGATATTACAGGAATGTCTGCATCAAAACAAAGAAAAGCAGCTGCAGAGGGTGATCTTAAGTCCTTTATGAAAGGTATTCCATCATCAATGGAAAAGAAAGCAGCAGAAGAATTGTATAAGAATATAAGAAAAGCAATGAATATCAAAGAAGGTTGGAATCTTTGGGAGATTGCTCCTAAGTTTGATTGGGAGGGACTTCGTGAAAATTATATTAGTGATAGAGTATATCAAATTGGTCAATTAGTTGAAAATTTAAATACAGGAGTGATAGGACGTATCATTCGTCGTGGTGCAAACCATCTTATTTGTGTTACTGAGAATAATTTTATGTTTAAATCTTGGATAAAAGACGTATCAGAAACAAGGAAAGAATCTTATGATACACTTACAGATGTATCAGGAGTATCACCAGATCAAAGACTAATTGGTACTGATTCCTTACGTAAATACACCGAAACTATGGTTAAAGGAAGTGCCTACGGAAAACATTTCCTAAATAAATATAGGAAAAAATCAAAACAATAAATTGATGGACAAACCAG